TACACGCTCACCGGCTGTTACCTCGAGTCCGTCACCCCGATCAACGGTGGTGTCGGCGAGCTGCCGACGATGGACGTCGTGTTCCGTGGCGGCGCCCTCACCCGCGCCACCAGCTGATCTAGTTCATTCCCAACTAAAGGAGCCCCGACATGAACCTCACGATCCGCATCGACCTCGGCGACGGCCCACAGGACATCCAAACCAACCTGTGGGCTGTCGTCGCGTGGGAACGGAAGTACAAGACCAAAGCGTCACACATGGCGACCGCGGCCGGCATGGAAGACCTTGCTTTCTTGGCCTACGAGGCCATGAAGGGCCAGAAGATGATCGTGCCAGCCGTGTTCGACGACTTCATCAAGAAGATCGTCAGCCTCGAGGTCGTCGGAAGTGACGAACGCCCTACCCGAGGGGAACCAGAAGACGCCAGCTAGCCGAACTGCTGGTGGCGGTCTCCTGGTGGCCCCCACAAATCGAGTTCGATCTCAAAGACCTCAACACCGTGGTCGATGTGATCGAAGAACAGAAGAAACAGCATGGCAAGCGTTAGCGCAAACGTAGAGATCAACGGACTCAACGAAGCGTTGCGCACCCTGCGCTACATCGACCCGCAGCTCCGTCGCAAGGTCGACAAAGAAATGAAAGACACGGTTGGCAAGGACATCGTGCCGTTTGCCCGCCGGCTGTACCCCGCTACTGAGCGCGTTGGAAACTGGGGCCGTTGGCCTCGAGGAACCGGATACCGGCAAGCCGCCGTACGAAATGGCGTCAAAGTTCGTATCAAAACCACCGGCCGCGTCGACCAAATCTCCGGTCTGTTCCTTACCAACAGCAACGGCCCTGGCGTCATCTTCAGCACCGCCGGCAACAAAACCGAAGGAAGCGCCCCAACTCGCCCCAACGGCTCAGGCAACTCTGCCGCTTTCATTGAACGTCTAAAGCGATTCGGCGAGCCAACACGCGCATTGTGGCCCGCAGTCCTAGAAAAACGTGACACACTAGAAGCCAACGTCGAGGAAGCCGTCGACAAACTGATGAAGACGATCAGCAAGGAGCTCCGCTAATGGCGATCAACATCCCAATCGTCAGCGAGTTCAACAACGCCGGCCTGAAGAAAGCCCAAAAAGAGTTCCAGCGCCTCGAAAAGACGTCGCAGAAGGTTGGCTTCGCCCTCAAAAAAGCGTTCGTACCAGCTACAGCTGCTTTCGGTGGACTTGCCGCCGCCGCCATCCCAGCGATCAACGCCGCCTCCGACCTCGAGGAAAGCATGTCTAAAGTCGGCGTCATCTTCGGCGAAGGCGCCAAAGAAGTCGAAGCATTCGCAGAAACCGCCGCCAAAGCCCTCGGCCAATCCAAACAAGACGTCCTCGAAGCCGCCGGCACGTTCGGAACATTCGGCAAAGCCGCCGGCCTAGCCGGCACCGACCTCGCCGAGTTCTCCAACGGCATGACTGCCTTGGCGTCTGACGTTGCCAGTTTCAACAACGCCGAACCAGACGAAGTCATCCAGGCAATGGGCGCCGCGCTCCGCGGCGAAGCCGAACCGATGCGCCGATTCGGTGTCCTGCTAAACGACGCAACCCTCAGAGCTGAGGCCATGGCCCTCGGCATCTACGACGGCAACGGCGCACTCACCGACCAACAGAAAATTCTTGCCGCCCAGCAAGCCATCCTCAAACAAACCACCGACGCCCAGGGCGACTTCGCACGCACCAGCGAAGGACTCGCAAACCAGACGCGCATCATGAAAGCCCAGTTCGAGGACGTCAAAGCCGAACTTGGCAAAGCACTGTTGCCAGTCGTTCTCGCAATCCTGCCAGTGTTCGCCAAACTGGCCGATTTCATCGGCGACAACACCGACATTGTCATCAAGTTGGCAGCTGTCGTTGGTGGCTTGTCAGCCGCGATCGTTGCCGCCAACTTCGGCATGAAGATCTACACGGCGACCACCGCGATCGCCACAGCCGCTCAATGGGCGTTCAATACCGCCGTCGGCGCCATCGCCCTGCCCATCGCCGCCGTCGTCGCATTCACAGCCGCCCTCGTCGCTCTTGAGCGCGCCAGCGACAAAGCCAGCCGCACATTCCGAATCCTGCTCCCAGGCATCAACGGCATTTCCGACGCAATCAGTTGGCTCCAGAAACAAACCAAAGACATAAACGAAGAATGGGCCGCATGGAACCAAACCCTCGACGAGGGACGACGCGCCGCCGGCAACATGTATCCCGAGATCGACAAGACCTCCCAGTCAGTCGACGAGCTGATGACCGAAGCTGTCGAAGCCACCAAAGCGCAGCTCAAATTGGCTGGGTCCATCAACGCTGTTTACGAGGAAGTCAAAAAAGTCAACCCGCAGTTTGAGCGGATGCTGGAACTGCTTGATCTTGAAGATGACGTTGAGCAGCTCCGCACGGAGTTCGACAAATATCAAGAAACGCTCGCTAACACCGAGTCAAGTACTCGCGAGATTGAGCAGGCTCAGCGCGATCTCACTCGCGAAATCCTTCAAACATTGGCCGCGCACGGACTTCTCAAACTTGCGTTTGAAGAACAGTTGATGATCAAGATCAACACCGGCGACCTCGAAGCCGCTTATGCCTCAGCGATGAGAGTGCTGAATGCATTCCAACAGGTGCGAGCGATCAGTTCTGGCGCGGCCCCTGGCTCGACGTATGTTCCGCCGCGCGACGAGCTCGGCTTCCTTTCGGCCCCGCCAGTAGCCACCACCACCATCACTCCGGTCGCCAGCATCACTCGAGCACCGTCCGGCGCAGTTCAGAACGTCACCGTGAACGTGAACACGCCGACACCGACCGAGGAAATCGGCAAAGTCGTCGTCGACAGCATCCGCAAATACAACCGCACCTCAGGCTCCTCCGCTATTGGAGTGCTCCGGTTGTGAGCGCCACCATCGTCCAATCCGGCGAATACACGCTCGAGATCGACACCGGCGACCTCGTCCGCGAGTTCACTTTGGACGACCCAGTGAAAGGCGTCCTAGACAACCCTACGTTCGTTTTGGACGGTGGCACCGGCTACGCCGACGTAACCAGCGGCGCCAGAAGCATCCGTATCCGCCGAGGACGCCGCGACATTTCAGACCAGTTCGGCGCCGGCACCATGAGCTTCATTCTCGACGACACCGCCGCGGGCGGCGTCTTCAACCCGTTCGCGAACCAAGGCCCCTACTACGACACGACCAACACCGAGCCAGGACTAGCCCCGATGCGACAAGTCCGGCTCAAGCGTGAAAACGAGCTGCTGTTCGCCGGTCGCATCACCGATTACGACTACCAGTTTGGTTTAGACGGAGACGACACCGTCCGCGTCATCTGCTCCGACGACTTTTATCTGCTCGCCCAAACCATTCTTGACGACACCAGCACCTCGAAGCAGTACACCGGCGCCCGCATCAACGCCGTTCTCGATCTCGCCGAAGTCGACTACCCGTCTGGCGCCGCGCGTGACATTGCTACCGGAACCGTCGAAGTTGGCGGCGGCGGCGATTACAACTTGCAGCTCGGCGACATCGCACTCGACTACCTGCGCTTAGTCAACGAAGCAGAACAAGGCCGGCTGTTTATCGACCGCGAAGGCGTGCTGACATTCCAAGAGCGCATCGGTCAAACCCTCTCAGCCCCTGTGGTGTCGTTCTGTGATTGTGGCACCGATTACCCGTACCGAAACGTCGACATCTCGTTCGGGGCCGACAAAGTTGTCAACCTGGTGTTCGTCCAAACCATCAATAACAAGTTCAAGACCGCCTCGGACACAGCGAGCCAGGGCGATTACTTCATTCAGTCCAAAGCGATCACGGCCAGCCTGCTGGACACCGACGCCGACGCCCAGGACCTCGCCGACTATTTGTTGAACGGCTACCCCGAGCCGACGTTCACCGCGGTCGAGGTCGCGTTCGCGCAGCTCACCGACGGCCAACGCGACACCATTTCAACCGTCGACATCGGTGACACGATCTCGATCGAGAAAGAATTCATCAACGGCGCCACCACCACGCAGCTCGCCCAGGAGCTCACCGTGGAAGGCATCGAGCATTACATCGACACGACCGCCGGCCATGTCGTCCGTTTCTACACCAGCGCTGTCACGATCGTTTACGAGCTCATCTTGGATGATGCCACCTATGGTGTGCTCGACAGCACCAATGTTCTAGGATAAGGAGCACCTATGGCAACGCCGACCAGCC